AGCAAGAGTTCTTGCACTTGAGTCTGTCGTGTTGACATACTTTGGCATCCAAAAGAACGGAATTATATCCCCACAATTTTTATATTCACTTTCAAAAATGTATCTATAATATTTTTGTTCGTTCATAGTTGGAGGATTATGGGTTACCTGCGACCAGTCAACACTATTAATTTTTTCCATGATAGATGGCGTATTATCTATCTTTTCTTGGATAATTTCAAAAAGCGATCTGGCTGTATTTGATACTCCATCACTGAACGCCTCTTTTGTTCGCCACAAGATTTCATCTGGTAAAAGAGGCTTTCCTTCCGATGACACACAATGCGGCGATGAAAATGATTTTCGGAGAAGATACTTCTCTGGCTGATCTTTATTTGAATGACATCTTACGTTAGGATGAATACTTAAGTAATAGTCCACCCACGATCTGTCCAGAAATGGTGTTCTCGGCTCAAGACCATGAGAAGAAATACACTTGTCAGATCTAAGAACGTCAAAAGAGTAGATGTTATTAATTAACCGGCGACATTCTTTGTCAAACTCAATGGGATCAGTGCACGCATGCATGTATAAATACCCACCACATAATTCGTCAGATCCGTCTCCATTAAAGATTACCTTGGCGTCGCTATGTTGAGAAATATATTTACCAATTAAATAGTTACCGATTGATGCCCTTACTGTTGTGGTATCGTAACTTTCAATCGTTTTAATTACTTCTGGAATGGCATCAAAAAAATCTTGTTCGCTGAGAACAATCTCGGTGTGGTTCGTTCCTAGATAGTCTGCCACCTTTTTGGCATAAAAGAAATCGGCAGCACCTTCAATGCCAATGCTATAAGTTTCGAGAGGAGTATCTACTTTCAACACTGTTTTGCGAACCTCATTTACTAAGGCGGTGATGAGACTACTGTCAAGTCCTCCCGAAAGAAGACATGCAACTGGTCGATCGGTGACAAGTGTTCTTTTTCTAACTGCGTCTTTTAAATAAGATTGAACATTGTCTATTACCTCCAGATGGTAATCTATCATAGGTTTCTGCACCATGTTCGTTCTAAATCCTGATCTTGTGTATTTGACATTTGTTGTATTTATAGAGGGTGTCCAGAAATAAGTATCTGACATTCGATATTTTTCTTCAATAAACTCACTATATGTTCCAGGGCGAACTTGCGAGATTTCTGAATGATATAAAATATTTTTTAGTGAAATAATACTCTTCATTTCGGAAGCAAACGCATATGTATTTGACAGGATTTCCGAGTGTGGGGTATTCAATGTTCTATCTTGTGATTTTTTTGAAATATATTTTGGCGTCAACATATACATAGGACGAACACCATAAGGATCGCGTGCAATAATTAACCGGTTTCTTTTTGTAGATCTGGCGGTGTCTGTATTATTTTGAGTTCTTTTGTCTAGAATAACAAATGCAAACACTCCATCTAACATATCAAGTGTTTGTTCAATACCATATCGAATATATAAATGAAGTATTACTTCACAATCTGAGTTTGTTTTAGGGATGCACCCTGGAATGAGTTGATACAGTTCTTTATAGTTGTATATTTCACCATTGCAGATAAGATATACCCCATCTAGTTCGATTGGTTGATTTGATACTTCATCAATCCCGTTAATTGCAAGACGGTGAAATCCTAGGGTAACATTCTCGTCAACATTGAGCAGTTTAGACATTTCTGGCCCCCGACCTTGGCCTTTTTTAAATGAACATTGAATAATATGTTCATCTATTCGTGTCTGACTGCTCATTGTCGTCCTAATCGTTTCATCATTGCCAGAAACATATTCAGGAGTATCGCTGTTATTCAAAATACAAAAGATGCCACACATGTATATTGCGAGTATAAAGTACATTACGTGAACCCTTTAATATTGTATAGGTGAATGATTATTATTTTATGTAACAATCTCTTGTAAAAATATATATAATATGTATATAGACTAATATGAATACAGAGAACACTCAAACTGTTTCTGAAATAAACAATCAGACAAATGAGAGAGTATATGATCGAAATCTTCCATCTAATACGCTTCAACCTTATTTCTCTCTTCGACCAACTCAAACAAAGTTCACAAAACTTATGACTAGCACAGCACCCCCCTCAAGCACTGTTCCATTACAAAAAGTCCCCCAGTATAGCCCACATTCAACTTTTTTTCCTGCGAATGCGAATGCTCCATGGAGCGGATTTTCAGGAAACATTGATGTTGAGTCTGATATGAGAAATCAGTTTTTTGCATTACAATCATGTCCCCAAGCAACATACGTGCCAGGAAGCTCAAGTGATTTATATACATTAAGATCATTTGCCCACGAAGCAAAACCGGATGTTCAATCACACCCTTTACTTTTCAATGAAGAGAGATTTAATATGTTTAATCCAAATATGACAAATACTAGTAAAGGAGTATTTAATAATCATACCAGACAAGATATAAAAGATAGTGATATATAATTATTCATCAAAAGTATAGTAGGTTAGGTATTATTGAACTACAAAAGAAAATCTTTTTGTAGTATAATGGCAAGGACTAGAAAAAATAAGAAAAATAACTCTCAATCAAAATCCAAGAAAAGATCGCGTTCGTCAAAATCTAAAACTCTGAAAAAGTTACAATGTGGCCCAGGGGGAAACAGTAAAAAGTATACATGTATAAGAGACGAATCGATATGTAAACTTAAAACACTATGGAATAAGCGTCACCCAGATAATGTAATTAAGAATGGAAATATTAAAAAGACATGGAGCCAACTGAAAAAGAAACTACAAAATGTATGTAATAAAGAATCGTGTTGGTTAAAGCAAAAGTTTGCAAAGAAAGGACTTGGTAACGAACTTAGTGTAGCTTTTGCTCCTGCGTCTCCTGAAAAGTGGAAAAAGAACCCGACCGAATGGCTATCTAGTAATGATATAATTTCCGTAATGAAACAATATGAAAAAAAATATAAATGCTTCGAGTTTATAGGACCATCACCCATTGACTATGATACCCATAAAATGTACGGAGAGTGTGTGTGGGAAGAACTATGCCACTTTGATTTAAGTGATCAAATAAAACGAGGGAAAACAAAGGTGGGGGTTATTTTCAATCTAGATCCCCATTACAAGGGTGGGTCACATTGGGTCTCTCTTTTCATAAATATTAAAAAGCAAACGATGTTCTTTTTTGATAGTGTTGGAAAGACAATCCCGAAACAAATCAAAAAGTTTGTTGATATGATAAAGCGACAAGGCCTTCATCTACCAGACAAAGAACAGGTAAACTTTAGCTATGATGAGAACCATCCACATGAACACCAGATGGATGACACAGAATGCGGTGTTTATTCATTATACTTTCTTATTCATATGTTAGAGGATAAACACACCGCAGAGTATTTTAAAACGCGTGTTATAACAGATAAATGTGTTCAAAAGTTTCGAAAGGTGTATTTTAATGAATCGTTGTAATAATATATAAATGCATCTATGAGTAATATATAATAAATTATATAAATTATATACTATATTATGACAACAGTAATAGATATGATATCAAACAATAAAACAACAAACGCGTTTGTAAAGGAAGCCAATATAGAATTAGTATGGAATATAATTGTTAATAATCCAGCATTTAAAACAAGTATAGAAACAAATGGCAACGAAGGTAAACAAAAATTAAGATCATACTATCTTGAGCATGTTCGCATATTTGTGGAAGATAATATTTACAACACATCAAATATTGTCAACTTCAATAAAAAGTTTATAGGTTATTTTATAAAAGGATTTCAGTCTCCCAATCTAGATGATAGCCGTGCGAATAACGATAATATCAATCAAGGAGGTAACGATGTATCTGCTGCAAAATTATCCATTGATAGTAGTTCTGATCTAGGAAAAAATGCTATCACTATCGAAGAAATTAAAAATGAACGACTAAGCGAGTTTGAAAATAGATATCAAAAAATACAAACCGATTTTGATGTATATAGAAAGACTGAGGTACCCGAAGGTATTGATTTTTCAGAGAAGAAGAGAGACGCACCTATTAAAGATGTTGAACTTACTCAACAGATTACAAATACCAGCGAGGAAAGAAAAACCCAAGAGGTAGAAATTTCGGAAAAAACAGCCGCTGATCCAACGAAAGCATTGAAATGGTTAAACTTGAAAGATCCACCCAAGGGTCTTATACCTGAACCAACTATATTTGATCGCCCTCCTCCTCACCCAAACAAAGATAAACATACAAACAAAAATGACCTAATTAGTAACGAGAGTAATTCAAATAATTCTGTTGTGATGAAAAAAAACTCAAATAATGAAGACGTTCCAGTTATGTTAGTTAAAAACGCACCCACCAGTGAACCCACCAGTGCACCAACAACTGACAGCAACAAACGTGAAATTAAACACTTACATGATATGGTTATTGTGTTTAGAAATAAAACAAATATGTTGTCTAAAAAAGTAACTCAACTCACCGACAAGATAGTAGAACTTGAAACAAAGTTTGAAAATCTATCCAATCCAACTGAAACTCAAATAGCAGTCAAAGAGCCCGATAATAGTGAAAACGTATCAAAATAATAGCTATTTTAGGTGTACACCTTTGGACATTTACATGCAGAACATATCTACAACGGGAACTGCAGCTTCATCATCACCGCTTATACACTCCAGTTCACAGCTACTATTGATCCCATAAAGCGTATCGTCCATTGACCACCCATTTTGTTCTAATACATCTTCATCGACATCATCGTCGCAGTCATTTGTGTAAGAGTCTTCGTCGTCTGGGTCTAAATAAAGAAGTCGATGTATTTCTTTCAATTCTTCTGATGTAAAACTCTCTTTATTGCAAATTTTATTTGAACAATCACATCCATCATCTAAACTTTCTACCGACATCCCCGCATAATCATTCAATATAATACTATTTTTTTTCAATATTTCTTCTTTTTCCTTGGCTC